GCACTTACAGCGCTACTCAAATTTTGCCGGGAAGAAAAGATCAATTTACCACTCATTGTCAACTCGGGTGGTGGTATACATGCATATTGGCCAATTGAAGAAACACTTGAAATACCTGAATGGCGAACTAAAGCTAGCGCATTCAAGGATTTCCTTAATAGCAAACATTTACACGCCGACCCAGCTGTTACCGGAGACGCCGCGCGTATATTACGTGTTCCAGAAACCTCCAATTACAAGACCTCTAAGCCAAGAAGAGTTTCAATATTGGCAAATAACAAAGGGTTCTTCAATTGGACATACTCCGAGCCACAATCCGATCTCAAACTTAATTATCAAACCGAACCAGATGCCATAACTCAAGCTTTAATAGGAAATATAGAAGCAAGTTTTAAAAAGATACTTTCTAAAACTCTTAAAGGAGAAGGCTGTGGACAAATTAAGAGAATTGCGGAAGATCAAGAAGGTATTGGAGAACCACTATGGCGCGCAGGTTTGTCGGTGGCGCAATTCTGCACTGATCGTAACGTTGCCATCCACGCAATATCCAGTAACTATCACGGCTACTCTGCCGAAGAGACCGATAGGAAAGCGAGCCAGATCAAAGGACCGTATACCTGCGCCACTTTCGAAAGTCTCAATCCCGGAGGGTGCGATGGGTGCGCGCTTAAAGGTAAGATTACGTCGCCAATCCAGATCGGGAAAGTTGTTAAAGAATACAAAGGAGAAGGGACCGCAGGAACAAGCGATGGAAATAGCGGAACGGCAATTTCAATTCCTAGAGACTTCCCCAAGGGATACTTCCGAGGACAAAATGGCGGTATTTACCGAAGAGTAACCAAAGGAGAAGAGGTCGAGGATTTTTTGATTTACGAACACGATATGTTTGTAACCAAGAGATTCTATGACATGGATAAGGGCGATGTTATAGAAGTAAATTTAAAACTCCCACATGATGATTTGCGTACTTTCTTGATGCCAATGCGTGGTTTGATGGCGAAGGAAGGGGTTCGGCAGGAGTTTGCAAGTCGCGGCGTTGCCTTGGTTACTAAATATATGGATTGGTTGGTTGAATATATAATCGGTTGGGCAAATCACCTACAGCGTAAAGAAAGAGCAGAAATGGCCAGACTACAAATGGGATGGACTCCGGAGAACCACTTTGTATTGGGGGATATAGAAATTACTCCTGCGGGCAACAAATGGACTCCTCCAAGCCCATCCACCCTGAATGTGGTCAGCGCCATAGGTCAAAAAGGAACGCTGGAAGAATGGGATGCCATTTTAAATGAAGTATATGGACGAGAAGGAACCGAGGCCCAAGCGTTTGCTTTGCTAGCAGGCATTGGGGCTGTACTTTTTAAATGGACCAATCTGGAAGGGGTAGTTTTAAATTTGTTGTCTAGAACAAGCGGCACCGGTAAATCCACGCTTTGCTACGCTATAAACAGCACCTATGGGCACCCCCGCGACTTGCTGCTGACTAAGGCAGACACTTTTTTATTCACCCAGCAACGCATCGGCATCATGTGCAACCTCCCAGTAACGGTGGACGAGATAACCAATTGGACTCCGGAAACTGCTAGCGAATTCGCATATGGCATAACGCAGGGGCGTGGCAAGCACAGGATGAAGAATTACGCCAACGAAGAACGGATGAATATAACGAAGTGGTCTACTATCGCTGTAACTACGTCCAATGCCAGCCTATACGACAAGTTAAACATTATTAAGAAAATGCCTGAAGGAGAGATGTATCGTATTTTTGAAATTTTTATTCAATCCTTTAACCAAATGTCAAAGGAAGAAGGCGATAAAATTCTTCACAAGCTTTCCGATAATTATGGTCAGGCAGGTATGTTATTTCTGGATTTTGTAGTTAAAAATTTAACGGCAGTAAAAGCTAAAGTGCTTAAAGTACGTGCGGACTTCGACCGAGTAGTTAATATGACCCCAGCAGAACGTAATTGGTCCGCACTTATGGCCTGTGCTTTTACAACCGGAATGATTTTCAAGTCTGATCTGGGACTTCTTAAAGCTATAGATTTGGATAAAGTTTATGAGTATATGATCCAAACAATTCAAGAGGTACGGAAAAATATTCGAAAAATAGGAGTTAACGGAAGCAGCCTTCTTGGGCAATACTTAAATGAAATCTATAGCAACGTGTTGGTAATTGATAATGCCATAGATAAAAGAAATCAGAATATGAACAGGGCTGCTCTTAAAGAGCCTAAAGGTGAATTGCTAGTACGGGTAGAACCAGATACCCGGAAAGGTTATATAACCGCAGGGCATTTCAGAAAATATTGTGGCGACCAGCAAATCCCCTACGTAGAAATTCTGAAAAATTTAATAGACCGTGGGATTATTTTAAGAACGGAGAAAAAACGGATGGGAAAGGGCACTTCGATTAATACTCCTCCGGTAGAAGCCCTTGTTATAGATTGCAACCATCCGGAGTTTGCTTTTGAATTACCAGTCGAGGACGAGACAACTGAGAATAAAAACAAAGTCTCCGTGGGGAGCAGTTAAGAACTGCTACGTGTTGTCCTCGAAGTCTAGCTGTGCTAGACTGTTTTTGGGGCAGGTTCATCCTCCTCCCTGAGTTTCCTTCCTGCCCCACCCGCCCGGCCTTTTCTCCTTTCACCGGGCGGGTTCTTTTTTCTACATAGCGCTTGCGGTCTGCAGCGTCTTCATTACTTCTTCAGTGATCTCCCGTACTTTCATCTTTATATCTTTAATACGTGCGGCCTTTTCATCATCCGATAAATGTTCATCGTCAGTAATGCGCTTCTGCTCCGCTCTCATAGTGGACAATTGTTTAGTAAGGCCAGCCACTAACGGACTCAGGGCCATCATTTCCGCGTTCGTTTTGCCAGTCGGGGATTCCGCCTTGGCATACTCCTCAGCTTCTTTAATACGTCCCTCCTGAATCATGGCGTCGTAAGTCGCCTTTGGCTTGCTAGTTAAATCTCTAAGTTCGTAGAGCAAGTCTGTAGTGCGCGACTGAGTAGGATTGGTAAGGAATGCACGAACGCCGGGGCGTTCAACAAATGGCTTGGTCGGTTTCTCACCGACGCCGTCTTTTTCAAGAACAGGGTCAAGAACCGCAGTAGTAAGGAAAGTTCCTACGCTACCGAAATAGCCACGAAGTAAATGATCCACCATCAGCGGAGAAAGCGCGTTCGATCCCAAAGCCTTGGCGGTTTCGCTGGTTCCTTCCGTGAAGCGCTGCGCGCCTTCTTTACGCAATTGGGTATCACTTTCAATCGGCTTCCCAGTATAAAAATCGTGGTTCGACAGGACTTCATATAAAGGTTTTGTAGCCTGCGGCTGTAATCCCGGAAGCTGATTAAATAATGCTTGTCCCATATCGTTAATCATTTGGCGTCCGGATTGATCGCCGTTCATTAAACGAATCAGGTTCTCCGGAAGTGTTTTAGCTACAACTCCGATTTCAAAAGGAATGGGCAGTTTTAAAAAGGTATGATCCCCAGCAGGAATTAACCAAGCATTATCCGCAGTCTGTTTCTTGACTTGTTGATAGTCCTTATCGTTTGACATGATCATGGCATAGGCTGTACTAGCCGCAGCCATGCCGAGCATCTTCCCAGCCAGCATTTTTCGGGCTTCCTCGGGTCCTCCGGGGGCTTCATTTCTAGCTAAAGCCCGATAAATTTTGTACCAACCCTGAAGATTCGAGTTAAAGAAGGGAATTAATTTCTTAGCATAGGTTATAGCCGAGCCAGACCCACGCATACGCCAGTCCAGCACGTTAGTAGCAGCCATAATCCCTTCCTCAACGCTGCCAGTGCGCTTCTTAATGTCTTGGAAGACCCGTTCGCGGGTAGCCAATTCGCTCTCTCCAGTAAGGTTCTGGAGCAGATGGTGAACAACTTTTAGCGACCGATCAGCCTTCTCAGCCCAATCTTTAGCAGGGCTGGCCCCAAACTCCGCAGTTAAAGCTTTACGAAGCATGGCTTCTTTCTCACGAACCAACGAAGTCATTTCCCGAGAACCGGTCAACCCAAAATAAACTACTTCGTGGTTGGGTACATGAACGCCACCCTTAGTGATTTCCTTGCTTATATCAGGCATTGACTTGGCAAATTGACCAGCAACCTTAGCCCACGTTTTTAAAAGATTGTCATGGGTATAACCAAAGGCCCAAGCTTCCGTCGAGTCCCGGAACATGTTGCGCGCTATGAAGTCCGGAGACAAAGTAATCGCCTCGCGGAAAAGGGCGGTAACACCCTCAACAGCGTTCATCCATGCCGGAGCCTGTTCCTGCAAGCCTTGGAAAGATTTAAAAGCGTGCTTATCTTCAACCGTATAGTAAGTACGGTGGCCATCTTCCCAAACTTGAATTACGTTTTGTTTCTCAATAGGCTTGCCTACTATTTTCTGAAGTCCAGCTTCCCCGGCATTTTGCAGGTATTTAATGGCTGCAACCGAGGCTTGGTTGCGTATTCCGGCATCCGTCATGAAGAGACGCTGGCGAATGATGTTTCCCAGAACGTCATCAATGGGACGATCCGAGCCAGTAAATTCCCTGAGCGTGCGAAGGTTAACTATCCTGCCAGCACCACGCATGACCACAGATTGCTCAACATCATCCATCACCCGACCAAGGTTTACATAATACTTATTTTGTCTCCAGTCGTTAGCAACATCGTTGCTTATCATCCCGGTCTTTTCATAAAAATCAATATCGTGCATGTTCATATTGCGCACAATATCTAACATTTTACTGACCTCTGGAAGATTGGCAGCTTCCTTAGCTTGAGCCATTGACTCGTCGGTAATGTAATCAGGCCGCTCATATTGCAGTTTCTTAAGTAATTTAGCCGCCTGTTTCTTGGCGATCTTGGCCTTTCTTATAGTTTGATAAGCCGCAGGACCCGACATTCCCTTGGCATTTTTGATCTTTTCATTGGCCTGATCTATTACTTTACGGGCGTTCTCATCGGCTATTTTGGCTTTATCAAGACGCTCAGCATAAGTAAGATTAGAAGTTATCCGATTAAAAGCATGAACCTTATCGTCTCCCAAACTAGCGGGGAGAGATTGCATCGCCTGCATCAAAGTACCGATGTTATTTTCTTCATCGCGCTTAACAATCGGCATACCTTTTTCAGTGAAATCCACATACCCAGTAGTTAAAGAAGTACCTGCAAGCTGGGTTGCGTACTCCATACGCTGGATCAAGGCGGCGGGATTAAGAGTGCCATCCTTCAAGAATGTAGACCCCGGCATAAAGCGGGTAATCCCATATCTTTGATTGAAGCCAGTTCTCTCCAACCAGATCATCGCGTCATGCCATGCGGCAGCCATGGATGACATTGGAGTTTTTCTAGCTTCTTCGGTCTTACGTACTCCGGTCTCAAAGAAGCCGCGTTCCTGCGGGGCTTTCTCGCCTTCTAATAATGAATCGAAATGGTGTTCAACTTGAGTACGATCAAACCATGCAGGATGGGGCTTGGCTAATAAAATATTAGACAGACTAAGGGTGCGGGTAAGGGCATTTTCTAATCCAACCATCCTAGCAATTTCATGAACAAACTTATCCCATAAGGATTTAAGAGCCGCACCAAATCCTTCGGCTTTAGAGCTTATAGGTTGCTTCTGTAAGAAATTCTGGAAATCAACATTAGAAAAAGCTTCCGCTACAAACTCTTTGAGGTTATCGAATCCATACCTATAACCTTCATGTTGTTTTCGTTGTTTAAGCGTATTATATAAATTTTTAAGCGCCCAATAAGCCTTCTGTTGCGTAGCAGTTAAATGACGAAGGTCTCCATCATCAACAGCTTTCATTATGGTATTTGTTAAAGCATGAGCGACTTCATGCAGGACCGTATGCTCATTCAAACCATTAAAACGAGGATTAGAGTTAAGAAGAATTTCATTATGTTCCGGTAAATAAGCGCCATGAGAACCTTGGTTAACATTGCCATATCTACCATCTGTTAAGGTATCGAAATCTACTACTCTAACTGTAGTATTAGGCGCTAATTCAGCAAAACGTCTGGCAATCGAACGATTTACAAATTGGTAAGAATGTTCCCCAAGATTTTTGAGAACGTCATTCAATCGGCCTAATCTAATAAGACGTTCGTTAAGGGGAGACAGAGGGACACCCCCACCTTCAAAAACATGCTCAACCCTATTACTTTCTATCCCTCTATCCAATAATTCCTCAACAAGCGATTCCTTCCCTTTAAGACCAAGGAATTTACGAAGATCGGGGACGAGACTTTTGTTTTTCTCTACCCAGTCTTCTATGCGCTTACGTGCCCCCTCCTCATCCCCTGCATGAATTAAATTACCCGCGCGTTTAACAATATCATCCACTTCTCCCATGCGTCCTCTAAGGACGCGAGTCATCTGCCTTACATTCTCAGTGTCTTCCTTAAATATCTTATAAGGACCGCGCTTTTTGCCCTCACGCTCGCTCGGACCGTGAGAGGCTTGTTTTAAGAAAGTAGACTGAAGGTTCTTTTCCTTATCTAAAGCTTTACGATATTTCTCCTTGCCTCTATCACTTAAATTTTCATTGATCCACTTTTCAGCATTTCTAGCCGTATGTGGACTTATTTCTTTGTAAGGTTTGCTTAACTGGCCTTCACCTTTACTCCAGCCAGTACCTTTGGCGTTCATTTCCTTCTTGCCTTCGTTCATACCCCAAGTACGATGGAAGGCTATTTCTTCAAAAGCTTGATCTACTCCACCGGCATCCCGAATGTATTTACCTAAAGGATTACCTCTGTCCGTAGTTACTGCGGCTATTTTTGCTTTGTCTTGATTGTCAGCTTCCTGCTCTTCCGGGGTAAGAGTTTTTTCTTCTTCTTTAAACTTTTCACCGCTCGGCTTGCGTTTAGCTTCTTCTTGCGCAAGGAATTCCTGAGACGCTTTAATTGTTCCAGTAACGTTCGCGGGATCATAATCTGCCTCATGTAAAGGACGAGCTTTTAGTGCAGGCTCGACTGTTCCTTCTCTGACATTACGCTCCCCAGCAGTTCCGCCAGATTCTTCCAGTCTTCCGGCATCAGTTTTCTTAGATGCGGCGGTACTTCCTTCCTTAGATGCAGACACTCCCACGCTTGGCTCACTTCTTCCAGCGACATTTTCAGGAGGTTGCTTTCCCTCATTTCCACGGATTCTAGGTTCAGCGGCATTTTCAGCACCTTTCCAACCCTTGGCTTCAAGATTTTCTTTCCACTTAGCAAGAGTTTCTTGTTTGGCTTGGTCTTTAGTTTTGGCTATTAAATCATCAATACGGGCATGTACCGCCTCGGGAGTATTAGCACCTTTAAGTTGGCCAATGTAATAAGTATAAGAATGCACCCCCGGTTTTTCACCGCGAGTTTCCACATAAGCATCATGTAGCGTAGAAGTTAATATATTTTGGCGTTCTTTGGTTCTATTAACTGGAACATCTTCCGCAAATACAGGCTTTATAGGAGTTACATTCTGATGCGAAGGTATAGTCTCCAATCCTTGGTCATGCTGAATAAATGCATTCGAAGGACTTTTTCCAACCGGGGCAAAAATATTTTGCTCGGTAGAAAGCGCGGCAGTTCCTAAACCTTCGCCTGTACGATCTAATGGAGTACCCCGAGTACCTTCTTCAAGGGAGAATCCAGAATCATAACCAAAAGGGGTATGCCCACCTAAAAGATTGGCGTTTTTCTTTTTACGTTCCGCTTCTTCTTTTGCAAGTTGCTCTTGCCTTGCCCGTTCATCTATGTCATATCCAGCTAATTCATTTTGGGCATTAATTTGATCTTGTTTTAATCTTTCTTGTCCCAATCTGGAAATTTCGGCGGGGTATCCCGATTCAAATTTCTGAAGTCTTTCTCCCCGCTCGCCACGAGCAGCAGCACGAGTACCACCCAAACCACCAGCCAAAGCACCCAAGAGGCCCATTGGGACAGCAGATTCCACCATTCGGTTGGGATCATAATTTTCTCCTAACGCGGCTTGTGTAATCCCTTCTGTTCCCGCTCCTACAGCAGCAGCGATAGGAGTTTCAGTAGCTATTGATTTAAGTTTGTCTTTCCACCATGGTTGTTCAGAAAGTACTTTAAGTTCGGCGTCAGAAAGCTGTGAGATGGCCTTTTTACCAAAAGCTCCTCCGATGATGCGGCCCACAGGCAAAGAATATAAAGCAGCTTCAGGAATGGAAGCCAAACGAGCCGCAGCCGTAGCTTCTTCTGGAGATTTACCTTGTTGAAGTCCTCGTTGATAAACCCCATGAGCTATACCGGGCAGCATACTAAGACCAGCCAATCCAGCGCCGACAGCCGCAGGCGCTCCACCTATTGCCGCAGTACCAGCTACAGCAAGCGGTACACCAGCCTGTACTCCCATTCTGCCAACCTGTTCACCCAAATATTGTTTAATTCCACCCCAACTCGGCTGATTTCTGAGTTCTTCAAATGTTTTAGGCTGTATTAAGGGAGCTTCCGGTTTTTCTTCTTCTGGCTCCATTCCAGCTAAAGCTTTAATACCGCCCGTAAATTCAGGAAGAAGCTGGGAATAAGCTTCCTTAGCCCCCCGCTTTAAACTAGGAATGAATCCTTTTTGCTCTTCGATTTCCCGCTGATACAACTCGGGAAATTTACGCATTACCTTTTCACGAATTTCATCCTCAGAGTATTTATCGTTAATACCCTCGATTACACGACCATCAGGAAGGATAAAACTTTTAGCCATTAATCCAAGCCAAGAGACGAAGCAGGGACCCTAGCAGGAACAGCACTTCCCAAACCAGCCCATTCAGGATGCGCTTGTAAGAATGCAGCGTTTTGTTCTTGTGGAGTTCTCATCAGCATACTTGGATTATTTTTAAGCCAAGTGTTCATAGCCGTAGAATATCCGGCTGTACTTTTAACATCAACCCCATGCACTGTCTTATATAGTTCAGCAAGTTTCGGGTCTTTTTGAAGAGCCTCTAACAAATCAAGCTGTGGATTACGGTTATATGCTTTGGCATGTATCCCAGCAACCTTTTCAGCGCTAGCTGCACGCTTATTTTCAAGTTCAAGCTGCGTCAATACCTGCATACGACGTTCATTAAAATGTTCAAGTCGGTCTTGGGCCTTTTGATATGCACTTTCTGCCATAGTCATCTTACCTAAAGCTTCAGCTCGTTCACCTTTTTTAATCTCAAGAGCAGCGCGATGGGCTTCTTTAACCATACGATCATAATCCTCATCGCCTTTCATAAGTACAGGAGTCGCGGTGGAAGCAGCGCGCCCCAAGCCTTCAAGGAAACCAGCTAGCCCCGGAGTTCTAACATTAGTCATTGCTCCTGCAGCCGATAGCATTGCATAAGCTTTACTATTTTCATGTAGCTCGTCCGCCCGCTCACGATCCTTTTTGATCTGTTCCTTTTCCTCTTTATACCCATCTTTACCTAAATGCTTCTCCCAGAATTTGGCTTGTTCTTCATGATATTTTTCCAAATCTTCAACTTCCGGTTTTTCACCAATTAAATCTTTTACAAACGCAGCTTGATCTGGTTTAGCAGCAGCTATTCCACTCATAGCATTGGTGGGGGCTGGGGCGGCTTGAACTTGAGTAGTAACAGGTTGCGAACCAGCAATTCCGCCAAATTCTCCGGGAATTTGGGCACTAATCGGTTGACGCGGTGGAGCTTGCGGGGCTACCGCCGCTTGATTAGAAAAAGCGCTCTTGGCCATTCTTAAAGCTACCGCAGGAGGCCATATCTGTTTATATTTTTCAAATAACGTATTTAAAGTATCAGGTACAGTATTCTTTATGCTCTGCCAACCTTCCATAATTGGGGAGCCAAATACGGTATCCCCAACATTCGGAGCATTAGCAATCTCAGCGCCAGAAGCAGGTAAATCTGTAGCTAAAGGCCCAGTATTAAAAAATGTGCCGCTCTTTTTAAGTGGACCGCCTTCAGCAAACGCTACCAATCCACCACCGGCAAACTTTTGCCCAACCTGCGACACCGTACCGCGAGTATCCATCTGCGGTTGCGGATAGTTCTGAATCGCCGGATTATTCTCCATAGCCGCCTTCTGTTGCGCGGCTTGAAGCACCATATCTTTAACAGTACGTGGGTCTTCTGCACCTTGTCCTTGCGCGCCTTGTCTTAATTTTTGACGACGCATCCATTCGCCCATAGCCAATGATTGCTCCATAGGCATAGCAGGATTCGGACTTTTAACCATCCGTTGTAAAGCTTCATCAGGAAATTTTATCGGGTCCTGAATCTCACCCGCTAATCTCATATAATTAATAGCCATAATTATCCCGTCATTTTACCAAGCGCAGCAGCGCCTAATCCGAGGCCAGCTACTTGGGAATAAATATTAGGCTGAGGCAAATAGGTCGTAGTATTAATAGAAGGTTGTACTGGTACACCACCCATGATTCCAGAAAGCCAAGACAGTTGCTGCATGGGGAACAACTGCTGGTTCATATAATCCTGATAGCTGGTATTAAGTGCTTGCTGTCCAGTAGCTTGTTGAACACCGCCAGTTTGCCCAAGACCAGCAATTCCTTGAGAGGCTATTTGTCCTGTACCCAAAGCAGTTTGAAGTTGACGCGAAGCATCTTGCCCAAACATATTCTGTGCATTTTGATATGCGGCATTCTGGCCTTGCATCGCAGTTTGGGCCATTACCTGTTCTAAATTACGTTGTGCTTCCGCGCTTTGAAGACCAGCACGATAACCGCCATAAGCTCCAGATTGCTGTTGTTGACCTTGAAGTTGTTGCTGATTAATATCTCCTTGCCGTTGCAATTCTTGTAAAGCTATACCTGTAACATTTTGCTGATATGGACTCATGTATTGTTGGGCAATATTATTATTCCAAGTCTGCCCAGCATTCTGAAGAAGTGCGGGAATCCCACCCACTACTTGTTGTCCAGCAGTTCCGTATCCACTAGCTAAATCGTTGGCCTGTTGTTGACCAGAAGTTAAATCTTGTACGCGAGGACCATTATAAGTAGGATAAGCTTGGGTGCTAACATCCTGCGCCCTATTCATCATACTGTTGTAATACGGTTCCGCCCACGGAGGAAGTTGACTCGATTGAACTGTACTAGTAGATGGAGCGGCAGCTTGTTGGCTACCGCCTCCTCCTTTTCCACATTGGGCTACAGGGCCTTCATATTCATAGGAATCCGAATCAACAATTTTATATTGTTGAGTTTTTTCATCCCATTCATATTCGACTCTAGTGTAGATTTTCATTTTATCCACCGACATTCTTCTTTAAGCATTCCATAGGCGATTAAATCATCGTCCCCAAATCCCCAACGCATATTGCCTTCGTATTTAAAACCCATTCTTTCAACCATACTTCTAGAAGTTTTATTCTTTTTAGCGCACAAAACAGTAAGACGTATACAATTATTATCAATAAATGGATATCTAAATAAAGCTCGTAGAACTCTACGACTAGCCCAATTAGATTTCGGTTCTACCGCAATACTCGCTCTCATGTCGTACCCGTTGTAATCGGAGTACACAACAGCCCCCAGCAATCTCTTTTCGTCTCCAAAGCCAATGCACGTTGCTGTATCCGAAAATTTGTCTTTCATTCCCGGAATTCGAGAGCGTACCCACTCTCGAAGATCGCATCCGCCTACGATGTAAATCATAGATCAAACAGGCCCCGGTTGTTTGGTTGTCCCATGTCTCTTTTTACGAACGTGATGCACAACGGCCATTAATTTTTTAGCTCCAGCTTTGCTACTGCCATTTCCAATATCACTCACAGCATCGGCTGGCACAACAAATTCACCGTCAGCCAATCTCGCTTCTTGTTGGCCATCAATATTGGCTTTTACAGAATCGCTAAGTCCATCTCCCGGACCCTCAATGAAACGCCCATGAGACATAGCTACAGGAGGGGCATTATGGAACGCTCTTTCTAACAATGGATCATGCACACCCGCAATTCCCATTTTACTTACTGGGCTATCCGGATTTGTTAAATCAGATGCAGCGCTAGCCTTGCTTTCATATAAAGAACGTAAAGCTTGGGTAATACTTCTATGGTGTCCTTTATCGCTCACTGCATCAGGCATAGGAGCGAAATGCATTTTCTTTGATTTTCTATAATTAGCAATCCCACCACGAGCCAAACCACCGCTTGAAAAAGCAGTTCCTAAATTCGTACTTGCTGTACCGATAATACGAGGATCATAAAAATTCGGATACCCACCAATCGGCACACCTTGATAAGTCCCCGGACGAGTATATAAGTCCCAACCAGCTAAAGGATTAGCATTCGGTCCATTTGCCGCATTTTTCAGCGCTTGTTGCTGGGCTAAAGTTTGGTTATAAGCTCCAAGACCAAGAGCGCCAACACCAACAGCACCTAAAGCTCCTTTATTTTGTTTATAAAAATCTAGAGGACTTTGAAAAGCTTGTGATAATCCTGATCCTACATTACTGAGACGATTGGATAAATTATTAGTTGGACCAGCATTGGTATCATAATTAGAACCATAACTATCTTGGAAAGCTTTATTGTAAATCTCTTGTTGATTTGGAGCCAATTCAGAATAATTAATAGGAGCATTCCCAGCCGGGTCTAACATTCCAGAATCAGCTAAATGTTGAGTAACCGCATTTTCTCCAGCTAATTTGGCTGCATCTAAACTAGGAAGTGCTTCGGCTGCATTAACACCAACAGAACTATCAAGAGCAGGCATCATGGCAGCATCGCCCATGATCGAATTCAATCCACCACCAAGTAATCCACCAAGAATTCCTTTCTCCCAGTGTCCTGTAGCCGCGCCACTAGCTATACCGCTAATAAGACCACTCATTAAAGGGCTTAGCTCTGGAGCAAAAAGACTTAAACCAATTCCTACAAGCGGACCAATAGCATCAGATAACTTAAAAGCTTCTGGTAATCCCGTCTTAGGATTAATTGTTAAAGTCTTACCTTGTTTCTTCGCTAAATACTGAAGGTAGATAAGTTCTGCTGGAGATATATGAAGAAGTAAAGTATCCCCATGCCGCCCTTGGGCTGCAAGTATTTGGGCAATTCCAGAAAGCTGGGTCATAAATAACTCCAAACTACCACCCACGCCGATCCAGTGCCGGTGGCATTACTTGTTGATTTTAAACCTCTTGCTTGCCATTGGGTTGGCATAGTTATAGTAGCTGCACCATCTATTTTTTCAGCCCCAGAACATTGGATAGTTATATTATTAGCCCCAGCCGTAATTCGCTTAAAAATAATAAGTCTTCCAATATAAGAAGCGGCTGGTTGTAACGTAACTGTTATAGCTCCTCCAGTAGTATCTATTAGATTTAAGCCACTAGAAGGTCCAACAGTAAAAGAAGAAGTTTGAAGTTCTACAAGAGTTTCACTTTCTTCTTGAGCATTAGGTCCAGCTAAGGAATCAAAATTTTGTCCTGTAATATCAATAATTTGATTAAAGGCACTCGCATCGTATTGCGGAGGGGCGGTGGGGATTCGAGCAATCGGAACAGCTTGGCTTTGTTCCCCTTTAATAGTGGTAGTAGTCATGAATTCCGTCCATCAGGTTGAATATCAAGCCTGATAGCACCTAATTGCCACATACATCCGACTGAACCATTTTTAACTTCAATATTCAATTGTCTGCCGCGTATACGAGTATATAAATAAGGAGTAAAACTATCGGGGTTTGAAGTTAATTTTACAATAGTTTTGTTTGTACTAGTTTGACTTGATAATTGTCCCGCTGATTGTTTAGCAGTTAAAACTAAGTCCACTGTTGGATTGGCTACAGTCGAACCAGCAAAATTTATATCGGTAAGAATTCGTTTAACAAAAGATAAATGATCTCCATCATCAATATCAAAATCCGTGCTAGTAATGGTAGCTACTCCGGGATTAGCTCCTACTTCATGCTGATATAAATTAGCAAATGGGGTATTGATAGGAGCATTCGTTCCTACATTAGTAGAAGTACCCATCGGATATCCAAAGATAGAAGAATCAAACCATGCAGTCCTATCTAACGTTCCGAAATACCAAAGATTGTCGGTATAATTGAAAATAACGTACCGATCACAATACCCAGTAGTAGAACTTAAACTTTTATATAGCCAAATAAGTTCATTATGTCGTTGATTAGACCCGGCATAAATTTGCTGAGACTGATTAAAATCAATCCCATTAGCAGTATCTTCAAATAAATAGTCTTTAACAGTACAAGGTAAAGTACTTATACGACCATCATATACGAAGAATTTACCGTTACCCATCCAGTAAGTATTATTATTTAAACTAACAATAGAATTTGGACTAGCTATAGAAATATTTTTATCTACAATAGCAAAAGAATAAACTAAAGGTGCCCCAATAAAAGTCATCGTATAAAGGGCAGAATCAGTAAAGATTAAATTCGTCCCTTTACTTTTAATGCCTTTAACAATAAAACTTCCCTCATCAAGTCGCTGTCCACCCGCCGCATTAGTAACAAGCGGAGTCCACATAGGAGCATTTTCAGTATCACTCCATCGAATAAACATAGGATCAATCGTTCCAGACCCTATAGGATTAACACCACACGCTATAACGTGATGATCATCAGCAACAAATACAGAATTAACTACAGTAGGAACATCAGAAGCCCCACCCATACTAGATAAGAAAACAGCTCTAGTAGTAAATCCTCCAGCCGCAGACCAGTAATAAATAACTCCACCACGATCTGCAAATACAAGGTCTTGACCAAAATTATCAACAGACCATAAGCGCATATTAGTAACTACTCCGGCACCAACGCTTTGCCCCCATCCACTATTACCCCATCCACCAGCGCCCCAACCAACACCACTAGTTTGGGAAGCAGGACCTACATGAATTTCATAATCTGCGCGAACAGCAGCGCCGCCACCAGAAGTAGTCGCATTCGCGGCAGTATCAACAAGAACCTGATACGTAGTTCCCGTCAAAACAGACGCAACCTGCAAACTAGTATTAAAACTAGCGGATGGAATTCCAGCAAAACCTGTAGCCCCACTAAAATCTACAAAATCATATTGCAGAGGGGCATTTGTAGCATCAGTAACAGTTACTAATTTAGAACCACTCGTGGTAGCGAAGGGGTTTGCACCTAATGGATTAGTAGTAACTCGTATAGGAGTTATATCATTAGGAGTATTGCCTTGGGTTATATAAAATTTTAAATGAGTCCCTAATGCCGCAACAAGTGTTCCGTTTAATAAAGCCCAAGTAAAAATTGATCTGCAAATACCTAAAAAAGTAGACGACAACATATCTACCCAACCGCCAATACTTTCCGGCATTCCCATACGAAAGCGAATTTGATCACAATCGTACCAACCAACTTCGTTAGTATAGGAAGTAACATCCCGGACAATCCCCGGTTTAAAAACGTATTTCTTAAGCATTATTTTATTTGATTAGCGTAGTCGTAGCAGGTTTTATAGTCTGCGTTGAGTTGGTCTGCATCGTAGGCGAGTTGCCGAAGATTTCCTGCAATCTGGTCTGGAAGCTGTACGAACGTGGTGGCGTCATCACCGGAGGGGACGGCGGTGGTGGCTTGGGCGCTTCCACTACTTGTCCCACATCCTCTGTCAATCTGCTTGAGTTGGAAGCGCAAGCTGTTGCCAGCATACTGAGTACGAAGAGCATTAATTTCATTCCGTTTTTTAACATCAGCTTGCTCCAATTGAGTTTTAAAACGATCTCGTTCTGTCATTAAAGCTAAATTTGCATCTTGGGCAGCGCGATATTTAGCGTTGGCTTCTGTTTTTTGATCTGCTAATTTCTTATTAATGGTGTCGAATTCCCCTTGATCAGCCACTTTCTGGTCATTTACTCCATTAGTATGCCCCATTCGATAACCACTAATTCCCGCACCAGCTACGGCTAGTACAAATATAAGAATCAGCCACGGACTAGGAATCATATAAGGGCCTCTTTAGCTTTTTCCAAATAAGCAAGTCGAGACTGATACCCATTAGTTCCGCCATTAATTCGTTTAGTTATATGCAGAAAATCTCCAGCATCAGCTAATTCATTTAAACCCTTGGTTTTCCAAAACCATCCGGCACTGCGGCAAGCGTTTTCAGGAGTTTCGAGTAGCTCAGGATTAGATAGGAGGTCCAAACCAAGGGCATTACCACACTTATTGTAATTATCTCTACCGGTAATTTGAATAAGTCCTCTTCCTTTAAATTTAATTCCATCTCCATCCTCGGTGTTTCCCAAATCGGTCCGGCCTTCGTATTCCTCACCAGATGCAAGCTCTTTAACATAGCGAAATTCCCCAGATTCGTGAGCTATTTGGGCTATAAACATCCCTTCGCGTACAGGATTATCAATATCAAACTCACGCATTGCATCGTTTAAAGGGTCTACAAAAACAGCTAATCTTCCAGTAGTTGCATAAGCGCAAATTTTTTTAAGCTCATCTAAAGTAATCATCTATCATCACCACGAACCAAACGTTTGCAAATTTCTCGGGCATCATTTTTATTGCGTAGCGCGGGATCGCTCAAGCAGGCAATTTCTTTTATAGCTGTGGTAGATTTTCTTTGTTCTACAGCTAATTCTTTAATGGCACTAACTGTATTTAAATTATTTTCTTTTAAAACTTCAATAAATTCTTTATGAGTTTTATCTACTTGCTCTACATTTATTCGTTTATCAGATTGAGCGGAAGCTTGCTGGAAACATAAATATCCAACACCCATAATCATTGGAAGCCAAACTAAATCTATTAAACGATATCCCCGAGCGCGTGCGGTAACTCCTGTCGGCCCTGCTCCAATATCAATTTCTTTTCCATCTCCAGAGTCTTCAGCCATAAATCTTCCTTAAGTTTTAATAATTTGAGCAAATACAATAGTAGGCTGAGTATTTTGATGCGCAGTGCCACTACCGGCGGCGTTAGTAGATATTCCAGTGGAAGCGCCATTGATAGAAATTCCAGTTGCCGCCGCAGCAGTTCCTCCACCAATAGTAGGAAAGCTATTGGTAGAACCTCCTCCAGTAGAAGACACCGCTGGTCCTGCTAATCCCCCTGCATCATCTTGAACATACGTAGTAATTGTGCCTAAACTATGGCTATGGGTAGGATCATTAACACTATGGCTGTGAGTAGGATCAGTAATGCCGTGGGTATGAGAAGCTAAATTAGCAGTAGAAAGAGCGACTGTTTCCGCTCCTCCAGAAGCACCAAGGGAAACTCCATTAATCCCAGAACCTCCAGAAGTAAGCCTATTAGCAGCGCTTCCTCCCATATTATCCTGACCGGCAGAAACACGACCACGACAATCTGGAATGTTAAAAGTAGTAGAACCATCACCAGCACCATAAGTAGTACTGATTACTCCGAACAAAGCCGAATAAGTAGCTCTACTTACAGCTTGGCCATAACAAAGTAGCCAGCCCGTAGGTGCGGAGGAACCAGCAAAAGGAATTACCGCCCCAGTAGGAGCGCCAGAAACAGCACCAACAGCCCCTTGTACAAAGGCCGTCGTAGCCATTTTCGTACTATTATCCCCACCAGTCTGTGTTACACCATCTAAAGAAGGGGAATATGTAGTATGGGCGATTACATTAGTTCCATCTACTAATAAAGAAACTCTGAAACCATTAGGAATCGTAATTCCAGTACCAGCAACAGTTTTAACTACAATTGATTGTCCCCCAGTGGTGCTATTAAGCACCGAATAAGTTTTTTGGATAGTAGGGACAATAAGATTGCGAGTAGCCGTTAAAGAAACTCCGCTAGTAACTACGAGGTAATAACAACGCGCTGCAGACGAAGTTCCATTACTTATAGATATCGTTAAATCAGCATCCGCAGCGAAATTAACCGCACCCTTACCTACAATAGCTTGCTCGATAAGAGTACCTAAATTATTGTTTGTAGAAGTCCCCCACGTACCAGCTTGTTCACCAGTAGTGATAAGTTCTAAAGCAAGGTTTGTACTGTAAGTTGAAGCCATTAGTTGACCTTCACTTTAGTTTGCATATCACGATACGTATCTTGACGATCTTTACCATCACCAAGTTGTTTAAGAAGATTCAATCCTTCTTTAAATTTGGTGTCGTATGCCTGAATTAAATCAGGTTCGCCTTTTAAATAAATATAACCTTCTACAAGGCAACCATAAAGCAATACAGAATCATAATATTGACTCAACCATGTAGTATTTCCCGGCATTACATCTACCAAAGAAGTAGGATAAGCATAGTAGGTCAGTTCAATTGGATAGGTCTGATCTGGAATTCTAGAAAAACAAATAGTCGCCGCATCCTGCATCGCATAAAAATCAGGCATTCCTGTTACAGTTGGATTAGGAAAGGCTTCCCACATCCAACTCATATCTTTATTAATCACGGCATGACGAATATTTGAAGCATCCACGATAAATAATTCGTATGGGGCTAATAAATCTATAGGAGCAGTTACCGTTCTAACCGTAGCACTAGTTTGAAGCCCAGATGAAGGTTTACGCATAACCGGTAACTGAACAGAGTTATAAATTCGCTGTTCAGTTTGACGTACCATAATTGGAATATTATTGACAAAGCTTGTCTCTGCGTTTGCAAGATAATCCTGCATCGCCTGAGTAAGCTGAGCCATGGTCATACTCATTACTTACCCCTTCTGTTTAAATCCAATCGTGCGAGTTACTTTAGTGCTATATCCTTCTTTAGCTCCAGTCCAAGGTCCAGTGGACGTTTTACCTTTCGTTTGGGCACCACTGCCACGCACGGTGATTCCTTTTACAGAATTACCGCTTGGATCACTTCCTTTAAGTTTGTTGTTTCCACTACCCCAAGCAAAATTAGCTGGAACTTTGGAAGCACTTTTTTGATTTTCCACTTTGGCCATACCACGGCCAACAGCTTTACGTTTTTCATTCAGATTTTTGAGCATTTGATTTTTCCTTAGTTAATTCGGCAAGTTGAGCTTTAAGTACTGCGACTTCTCCTGATAAGTTCATATTCTGTTGAATAGCAATGCCCAACTGCGCATTTAAAGATTGAATAGCAGCATCAATTCTAAATTTTTGTTCTTCTTCTTTTGTCATCGTTGGACTGAGTTAAGCCAAGCAAGTAAAGCCGCATATGCGGAGTTATCAACTGTCCGATCAGTTAAAGGATCAGGACGAGGATATTGAAGAGCTTGTGGATCATTAATAGGATATCTACCTATCTGATATTGAGGATGATCTGGGTCCAAGCATTCTGAGCAAACCAACCAATTGGTATTCTGCATGTTTCGAATTTGCCACTTTAATTCTTTAAGCGGCTTAAATTCGCCACAACGATCACAAATACCAATACTTTTATTACCTGATGCGTAGGGCTGTGGCATTACATCATCCCCGGTGGCATATAAGGTACAAGTTGAACAGGAGCTTTTTCACGATCTTCTCCTGTCGCCAATTCAAGTTGTCGAGCATATTCAGCTTGGACTAAAGGTAAACGTCCTTCCATTCCCGGTTTACGAAGGCACATTTGATAAGCTAATCCAGCCAGCATAGCGGGATAAAATCTTGCTGGAGTATCTAAAGTATAAGCTCCAGAAGTACCAACATCCTGTATCCGACGAATATAGTAAATAACCGCTGTCCAAGTCTGTGTAGCATCCGGAATAGGCCAATAAGTAATCGTTGGAGCAATCTGCCGATCCACCATATATTGAATCGGCCTTCCTGTGGTTAACTTATTAGGAATCGCGGAATATACCGACATAGAAATACGATTCATCTTTAAATCTGCTTGAGTAGCTACGTTTCCAGCAGAAGTTCGCATCACCACATCAAACACATCCACAATATCAGTAGGTAAATTATAATTAGCAGTACTTGGAGTTAAATTAACACTAGTATTGGCGAGCGTCCAAAAATTGAGACCCATGTTGGCCCATTCCTGAAACACCATATTCAGAGCGAATCTCGCCGTCCGGAAATCATATCCGGTACGCGCTTCGAATCCGGCCAACGTGCAGGACTGCTCTATTAAATCTGCATTGCCGGGATTAAATACAGTTACGCCAGAAGTAGCCATTTAATATTAACTTCATTAACAACAACGACCTTTAGTATGGCCTTTAGAAGCAATTCCATCGCCACGCCCACCTACTCTCCCACCAGTGGACATTTTTTCTACCAAAGAAGTAGATTTTGAACCGGGGCTGTCTTTTTTATGAAGTACTGACTTATCCGATCCTACTGGACCCTCAACGGGATCAAGATTAGATTTAACGTGCGGAATATTAGACCCTTTAGAAGAACTAACTTTTCCACCGTCTTTAAAGTGCTTGGCTTTAGTTTTACCCTTTTCTTGCCATTTATGCTCCCCAAACTTAGTAGGAACTTCTTTGGCTTCATTTGGATCATTTACATCTACACGACCACCAGAGCTATGTTTTTTCACAGAACCTCCACAGGAAGCATAATAGGTACGTTTTTTCTTAACAGAACCGCCTTTTTTATAACTTTGTTTCATTCCTAAGCCACGGCGAATTCTGTCTCCAATAGCACGACCAAAAGTATTGCGTTTAGTACTTTCAACCATTTCATCTTTAGGCGACTCAGGAGGGTTGGAAAGCTTTTGAACTTCCGATCCTTCAACATCATCAACAGTAGCTAATCTCCTAGCTTGAGCTTTAGTGGCTTCTTCAATAATGCCACCTTTAGCTGCCTTTTTAATTCCTTCATGAGCCATTCGTTTAGCATCGGACTGCTTAATGCCGACTTTTTTGGCAAAAGCAGCGTTATGTTCCGCAGCGCGGAATAATTTATTTTGTTTAGGGGTCCAAGGCATTAGGTAACTCCAATTTCGCCTTCAGCTTCAATAACTAGAGAAGTCGCGGCACTCGCTACTCCAGTAAAAAAGTCTGCTGTATCTAGACGTAATGCCCCATACCAATCTACATAACTATTAGCTGGAATAGAAAGAGCAGTACCTAAGAATTCAGTACCCGCCGCCGATCCGCCAGTAGCACCAATATAGCCGCTAAAAGTTACAGCGCCAGCAGTCTTATTTACGATCCTAATATGACGAAGAATGTAATAAGAATTGGTAGAAGTAGCCGGAGGATTAGTACCGCCCGTAAGCGTTGGAGGATTAAAAAGATTACCCACGGCGTTCGCCACAGATATTGGTCCAAGTCGAATTGCTTTATTTGCAGCCATAAAGTCTCCTAAACATTTCTTAAATATGCTTGTTGTACTGTATTAGTCCCCGAGTAGGACGACCCACCATTGAATGAAACTCCAATAAAACTACTAGCTACAGTAGTATCGAATCCACTGGAAGTAACTAAAATCACTCCACTACCAGAAGCGCCAGTAGATATTAAACCTGTTGCAGCTAAAGCGTGCGTGCATCGGCACATTCCGACCATAACCCCAGAAGCGCCAACGCTTCGTACATGCGCCCATACTTCAAAAATACCTGTATCTGCAGCAGCAGTACCAGCACCAAAAGTAAATGTTAAACGCGCAGTATCGGCAATGGTTCCGTTGGTTCCAATTCTAATAATAACAGTAGTAGCGGCAGTACCAGCCGCCGTTTTCGCCATATCAAACACAAAATAATACGATGAGCTAACACGAAGCAAACCGGGAGGAATTGCTAAACTAGAACCAGTCATATAAGTATCAGCAGCAAATCCGGTTTGGTTTGCAGTAGTAGTAGTAACAACATCATCTACGGTATCTACAGTTCCGGCATCATTTTTAGTAGTTAATTTTTTAGTTACATTATCAAAGTAAATGATTCCTTGCCCCGCCGCTGGGGTAGTTGGAATACTCTGGGTATCAAGAAGAATCTGGGCCATTACGTTATACGAAGTTGCGAAGTACCAGCCAATGCAATTTGTTGAGCACCAGTAAGTTTTATTACTTTAGAAGCTACGGCATACTGTTCAGTATTAACAGTAAATGATCCGGGACTATAAGAACCAATAAAAGCGGGAGAATAAGTTACACCATTAAAATTATTTGGTTGTGTACCAGCTTCATAAAAACCCCAATCGTTTGTGGCAGTTCCAGCAGGAACAGTACTGTAAAATTGATAACGATTAGTTATACTTCCCCCACCATCGGCCTGAATATAAGCTCCATATAAATTAGTAATAGTTGAACCAACATCAAAAATCCCCTGTAAACGAAAACCATATGCGGAAGTAATAGTGGTAGCGGTTTCAGTACTAATGTCCATAAAAATACCATTAAGCTCTACGTGAGTGCCTGCTGAAACATCGGCTACAATATTTTCAATTATAAGAGAATTAGAAGTAAAATCGCCCGTAATATTCATACTAGAAACAGAGCAAATACCAGTATCTAAAGCTCCTGTACCTCCGACACTAAAATCAAATTCATTGGTAAATAAATTACCTCTTACGTGATTACTACCAGAAACCATCTCTGTGATAGAAGACCAAACAGCAAATCCCGGTTCATCAGCAGTGGGATCATATTCAATAGAATTAAAAATAACAGAAGCAACGGGAGTTAAAGGAGTTGTCGCTGTAGTAAATACTCTAGTAACTTGCACATTATTATTAAATTGTTGAGGTCCATTTTGCGTATGCATCGCAAAATCATAATCTAAATCTGGAGGATAAAAGAAAGGTTCTTCAGGCGGCTGAGAATCCAAATTTAAAACAACCCCAGCAGCAGAACTACCACTACCTGCGGGACCTTGCGGACCTTGTATACCTTGAGGTCCGGGAATCAGCATCGGAATATCAGGCTGATCCGGTTCTAAAAAAAGAGCGACACCCGGTAAACCTTGAAAACCTTGAATGCCTTGTATTCCTTGTATTCCTTGTGGTCCGGGAATATGAAATCCGTCTTCCCCATCCATCCCATCCATCCCAATAATAGAATTCCCATCACGACCAATCGTTCCATTAGCTCCCGCTACACCCGCAGGGCCGGGGACCATTAAAGGATCATCAGGTTGATCAGCTTCCAATAAAATAGTAATCCCCGGCGCTCCTTGAATTCCAATACCGGGAATCCCTTGTGGTCCTTGAGGACCTACAATTGGAAAACCATCTTCCCCAGAATCACCATCGGCTCCGGGAGTACCAGCAGCGCCAGCAGGACCTTGAGGACCTGTTCCACCAGCAACGAAATAATCGAAATTACCAGTAAAAGGATTAAAAGTATAAGGCATTAGGTTTTCACCACGGTACTGATCGTTGCTTTCGTTGCATCCGTATAAGTAATTGTTATCGTAGCTACGAGCGTTCCACCTAAACCACCAGTATAAAAAGTCCAGTAATCATGCGTAGCATCTTGGGTTAATTGCACGGCATCATATGTCGGCAATCCCATTCCACTAAAAGCAGTGATTTGATTACCTGTCGCATCTACTAAAAATACAGATAAAGAAGTAGAATTAGTAAATTTTTTAACAACTGCAAAATCACTACTAGTATTACTTTTTACTACACCACTATGATCAATTACTCCAGACATTATTTACTTGTAATTACCGTATGAATATGTTCCTTAAGTGTAGTAAGCCTTTGGTGCAAGTTAGAAGCTAAGGCGTGCATTTCTTGAGCCGCAGCAGATTGTTTCTTAGCAGCGTCCATCATGGAATTAGCTGCCGCTTCTCTAGTGAATAATTCTTTAAATTTAACTTCTATTTCTCTGCCTTTATTGACAGCTTCACTCATTAAAACACGAGCAGAACTAGTAATATTCTGAGCCTCTATAACGGCTTCGTTTTTAAGTTTTTTAGCTTCAGTCGTAGCATCATCCACCAAGCTTTCAGCAATACCCTTGGCTTTTCCTACGATATTTTGAGCTTGAGTTTCAGCTATTCCGAGTTTTTCGGAAGCAGCATTTCGTTCCGATTGAGCAGCGGTTTTAAGCGCAGCAATCGTATCGAGGTCTTGAATGTGCTGTAATTTTTGGTCTACTTCCTCTTTTAACTTCTGATACTGATCTATTTTTGCTTGGAAAGCGGTAGGATCAGCAAGAAGCTGTTGAAGAAGCTTCATCGTGTCGTCGTTTAAGTTCATGTATTAACCCCATAATCCAGCTTGACGACTTACTAATTGAGCGATCCCAGTACCCGCAGTAACTTTTAAACGAACTGCCGATACGGGGAAGGCAATATTACTATTGGTATTAGTACTATTAATATTCACTAAAGTAGCATGGTCATACCACGCAACTCCAGTAAGAGTATTAAAAGCATTCACCGCAAAAGGATCATCGAACGTATATTGCACTGTAGCGGTAGCGCTTCCCGTAAATTCCAAAGAAAGACCAAGAGCAAAGGGAGATACGTTTTGATCGTAAATAATAGGTCCAGTAGCGCCTGTGGTATTAGTTCCAACTGTTAAAGTAGTAGCGACGGACCCAGTATGCGTAATGTTATTAAGCGTTAAATAGCTCATTACACTCGTAGCAGCCCCGCCACTTGCACCGGTAATTGTCTCTGAAACCGTGTTTCCGCTTTCATCCGTACCTGTAATGGTGAATGTAATACCGGTATCGTTTCCACCAGAAGTAAGAATTATTTGGCGTTGGGTATCTAAAGTAGCAATTCCTTGTGTACCAACTACTAAAGTGCCAGCCACAGAACCAGTATGTGTAATGGAAGTTACTTGTGTATAACTATTTACAGACGAAACAGTAGTAGTATTACCACCCGTAACAACTTCAGTTACGATGTTTCCACCATTCCTACCAAAAATAGTAAAAGTAATACCGGAATCATTTCCACCAGAAGTTAAAAACAATTTACGAGCAGAAGGTATAGTCCCGATACTAGCGATACCCCCTGTGGCCAATGTACCGTTAATAGTAATAGCACCGGCACCGGGGGACTGAGAAGCGCAAACTCCGGAAGCAGTAAAACCTGAAGAAGTGGTCCCGTTTATTAAAACGAGTCCGGCACCGGGGGAAGCAGACGTACTAATATTGTTAGCCGCAGCCGCCGTCAGCGCCTTAGTAATAATACGTGGGCGCATAAATTACTCCTTAGTTCTGCTGATACTCTACCGTGATGATAACGTGCCCAGTAGAAGCCGCAGTACCAACAGAAATCAATTGAAGGTTTAAGACGCTAATTTGCTGGCCAGCAGCAGTCGAAGCAGTTGAATCAGCCGCCGTAGATTGCATAGCCAGAAGTTGCGCGGCGGAAAAAGTCGGACGAGTCCGACCAGTCGAAGCTACCGAAGTAGACGAAACATACTGCGTACCACCAACCGAACTACCGATAGTAACCGCAGCCGAAGTACCTTGGTTATAGGCGGTCGAAACATCAACTAGCACATCCAGAATCTGAATGCCGGAAGGCACATACATAACAGAGTTAAACGTTCCAGCCGCCGTAGTGATGGCAACCGTAGCTCCGTTAGGCTGTGTAATCGTTAAAGCTGGAACATCAATCGTCCACTGTTGGCTCAGACTAACTTCACCAACGCAAAAATAAGTACCTTCACGAACAAGACCAGTACGTACTGGGCCGCTGAATGTAGATTTAGACATACAATCTCCTAGCTATGCACAACTAACTACGCCGTTGGTGCATCATCTGCCGGGGCAGTCGGCGTAGTTTAAATCCCGGACCGTAGTACTTAGACCCCCATGTAAACTTGAAGAGGATCAGACCAGCCGAACGAATACCGCTCACGAGCCTTATAACGAACGTTACCCGTATCAAAATCACCTTCCATCGCAGTGGCCATAGGCACGCGAACAAAGTGTTTAAGACCATTAGGAACGTCGGTCAGCAAGAACCACGAGTGGGTGCTGGTCAGATAGTGGTTAACAGCAAACCCTTCCGGAATAGCGCCCATAAACTTAATAGCGTTTACGTCGTTATCGGAAGTAGCCGTTCTAAGTTCCGTTTCCAGCAAGCGCGTAGCAACGAACATCAGCGCTGGCGGGATAATTAACTTACGCGGACGAGCCGCAATCAGCAGACCACGTTCATCTACGAACGCCGCGATTGCAATAACCGCAGCTTCCAGAGACGTTTCGTTAAGGTCCGTAGTTACGGAAGTTTTGTTACTGTTAGTACCACCGTTCACAAGCGGGTGGTTGGTAGCGGCAAGAGATACGCCATCACCACCAAGATAAGAACCGCTGGCAGCGTTATTTAAAATAGACGCACCTTTAACCTGTTTCGTATACGCCATCGCTCTGGCGAGCGCCTTTGTATAACGAGCAGATAAAGAATCATAAAGGTTATCTTCAATCGCTTCTTCAGTAATCGAGAAGCCGAGCGCAATCGTTTCATGGTTGTAACGCGCCACGAACGCCTCTTGCGCAACGTCATAAGCAATTGCCGAACCTTCAGACTTTACCGGAGCGGACGCAAAACCCGCCAGTTTAACTTCTTCCTCGAAGGAACGTTCAGAATTTTCCTGTTCGAAAAGTTCTTTATGTTCTTCTTCATAACGCTTGTACTCCAGACCGAACAAAGCGTTAAGGCCGGGGAGCAGTTCTTTAAGTAATTGTGATCTAGAAATAGCCATGATTTAGCTCCCTTATTGACCAAGAATGTTGCGATATGCATGAACGTTCTGGTTCCAAATCACCAGACAATCCGTAAATGCATCACCCGGTTGCGACTGATTACCGCCAGCAATCGAGCTTTCGTTCACAAGGTCAATGATTTTTACGCCAAGGGTGTTAGTAGCAGCGATAGAAGCAGAAGCCAGCTTAACCGCACTATTACCCGAAGTCGTAGAACCAGCACTAAAGTTGGTCAGCGGCGCATTTAAACCAATCTTAGTAGCCGCCACAGCACCATCGGCTTGAACTTGCCAAACCGCATCCGGATCGTCAATCACCCGAATAAACACGTTCGTATAGCCTGCGGTAATCGCGCCGCCGGGCAGATACGAAGAAAATTGGGTTTGTTTAAGAACTGGATCGGTATAACGAACACCAACTACAACACCCCACGGAGTATTTGCACCTAGCGAAGTCGTGGGAGTAGCGGTAATTGGAGTAACTACACCGGACGCCATATTAACTATGTCGCCGGTAAACACGCCGGTAGCAGAGTTCGTGGTAAAAGGAACTTCACGGTACGTACCACCCGTATCCTTACCATTAATCTTGCCCCAATAGCGTAACCCGTAGGGGGTTGACGTTGCGGCCATATTTTATATCTCCTGATTAACCTTTGCCGAAAGTGATTTTTGAACGCCGTTCGGCAAATAACGGCATCCGGGGATCGTTTTCTTTCATTAAATTATTATCAACTGCTTTAAGCTGAGCGTCCGAAGCCTTAGCGTCATATCGCTCTTTCGCCTTTTGCCGTTCTTTTGGCATACGGCACAGAAGCAAACCGCCGATTTCAACGCAATCTTTATACTTCGAAGTAGGATCAGCCAGAACTTTAATGTCGGGAAAATCGTCAGCCTTACAAGGTTCCCATCCTTCACGAAACCCCATAGAAACGTTCATAGCATCCAGTTGTCCTTTTAACGAAACGCGAAGCCAACGATAGGCCCACTCTTCGCTATCAGCGATCTCCGGCAGCACAGAAGCTGGAGTCCAATCAGCTTGCCTTACAGCAGCTTCTCTACTCAGCATTTCCCTTGCGGCCCGAACATCTTCTTTAACGTTTGCCATTACTGCGTCTCCATTTGTTTAACGAGTTCTCGCGCATATTGTTCTGGAGTCAGGCCAAGCCTGCGTGCCAGAGCTACTTGCGAAGTTGTGAGCGTTACCTTAGTCCCCTTAGTGGTACGTTGTACCGGGGCTACTACGGTAGCGGATTTAGGCTCCGACTTACGGGCGCTGGGCTTAGTTTCATCCCCCCACTCGTATTCGGGGAACTTCTCGCGCATCAGGGAGTTGATGCGACTGTAATACTTATCTGCGTCCCTTATAGGATGCACACCTTTTTCAATTAAATCTTGGTGTACTCCTAAAGCGAAGCTCGTCATCATCCGATTTTCCCCGAACCATTTGGAGTTTTTCTCCGTCCATTCCTTGGCTCGTGGATCTTCCGGCGGTGCCTGCTCCGCTTGTGATTTACTTTGTACTCTTGAATCTACTTGTTTGTCAAGTTCTTCAACACTTACCTCTTTAACTTCATCTGGAACCTTAGTTCTAGCAGCTATCTCCCTGTTGATAGTGGCCTGACTTATAGCTTCTTGCGCCGCAGCAATTTTTTCTACGTCTTCCTCGGCATAAGCTTCTTTAAGAGCTTTCTTAGCTGCTTCAAGTTGTGCAGCAGCTTTCTCTTTCATCTCCTTGATTGCATTGGTTTCTGATACCGCTCCAGCTTTCTTTAACCGTTGGGTTTCTTGGTATAAAGTTTTAGCTAATTTTACTGCTTCATCCCGCTCTCTAGCCGCCGCTTCCTTCGCCCGACGTTCATCATGGTAGCCGTGGGTAAGCTTATTTATTCGTTCCTGAACCTTTTCATCATATTGTTCAATTTCTTCCTTGGCAGGAACAATCGCTTCCTTCTTTAAAGGTTTACGCCCCCGGTCAGCCTCGGGAGTATCGTCTACAATTTCAAGGTCAAGCTCGTCTTTTTTAACTTCTTTTTTTGATTCTTTTACTGTTACTTCTTCTTCACTCGGAAGAACATCGAGGTCTTCATCATTCTGCCCCGGCTTTAAAGTAACAGATTTACCCGCCTTACCAGTAGAAGTATCAATTGCAGTAACGATTGTTTCTTTAGCCATTAAAATATCCTTTTAATTTCGCACGGTTTACCGGATTAAACTTTTTGGGAATAAGCAGAATATCCACGCGGGTCTTCTACAGTTCCCATTATTTGATCATCTGCAAGCATTCTAAATTCTTTATCATAAATATAAAAACGAGAACCACTTAGCGCTTTCATTAAAACAAAATCCCCTTTTTTACACCACGGCCCAGTAGGAAACTTATTTTTATCTTGATAAGCATCTGGCCCCATATCCAGCACAAAGCCAACTACGGAATATATTTCTTCCGTTCGAACTGTTTCTTTAGCTTTAGCTACTCCACTGTCAAATTCTTTAGGCGGCTCCGGTAACGCTATAAGCAACCAATATCCACTAGCTTTAGGTAATTGCGTTGCCGTCGCCTTTTCACCGGGGCGATCTTCTTCTTTTTTTACTACTTCTAAAGTCATTTAAGTTTCCTCTATCTCGGTTAATTGTTCAACTTGGTCAATAAGCAATCGTTCTATCAATGCATAGCCTTCCATTTTTCCCACACCACGCTGATAAGCTGCCCAATCTGTAATATGCTCCCCTGTAGCAAGACTATCAGCCAGATTATTCATTAAAACTCTAATTTCTTCCCGAAGTCTGGCGGAATCAATAGGAACTGCCGGAAATTGTTTCATTTTTTAGGTTTCGCCGCTGGTTTAGGTTTTGGTTTTGCTTTTTCCAGTGCTAACTTATGTTTACGTTCTTCCTCTGCTTGTGCAGCTTCATGTTGTCTAGCCAAATAGTCCTGTTCTCCTTGGTGATTTCTATCTAGATGCGCTTGTCCTGCTTCATGTTCTAATTTGGCGGCATCAGTCTCCATGGCATGTTGCTGGTCCATCTGCTTATGTTTGTCCGCCAAGCCAGCTTTAAGACCTTCCAAATGTTTCTGGTGCATTTGATCCGCAGCTTTTTGATGGAATTGCGAACCCAACTCCGCTGTTTTTAACGTCTTCTCATGCCTATGCTGCGTTGCTTGCGTAGCAAGCTGCACACCTTGGGTCAGCCCAGCGATAGCTTGTTGCACTTGTAACCGCTGCTCTTCGGTCTTGGCTTCGGCCAACATCTTTAACATTGCAATGATATTGTCGGATTTATCTTTAGCTTTTTTACGTTCAACTTCAGCCTGTTTAATCTGCGCTTCCATGGCTTTGATCTGGTTTTCTTGTTGCTGAAGCTGCATAACAGGGTCCTGCTGTTGCTGCGCGGCTTGCTGCATCTTCGCCATTTGCTGATCGCGTTGCAGCAGTTTCCCGGACGCCGCTGCAATAACCTGCGAAAGTTGAACTTCGGCATCATCATTCAACGTTTCATCCGGGGCAGGGAGCGGCACCCCAGCAAGGTCCTGCATATCCTTCCGGTACTTCATGGCTACGTGTTCAGCCATGTGAGCCGAGAATGCCGCAGCTATAACTGCCGCCTGCGGCGACTGCCCAATCATCTGCTGCATAACAGGGTCTTGCGCCGCCGCCATGTGCGCTTGGATATGTGATTCGTGATCCTGATTGAGAAGGGCTTTGACGGGCTTCCCGGTGAGGATCGCCATATTTTCACTAACCGGGTCAACAGGCTTGTTATGTTCTTCTGCTCCCGGAATGATCTTGTTGACATTTTTTATCCCAATATTTTCTAACATTTGGGAATGTAAATATGGCAACGAATAGATTTGGGGTGCCACGGCAGCCAACTGAAAGGCGGCTTGATATTGAACGATCCGTTGAGACATTGTGGTGGCGTTAGGGTCAGAGACGGGGATAATCTCCACCAAATCATAATCTGATTGTTTGACCATCCGACCAAGGTCGGTATCGTCGTCGCCCTCCGGAATATAGTCATAATCCGCTGGCGTATTATCACGAATAATGTCCTTTAAAAGTTTAAACTCAATCTTCATGGCCGCGTGAATGCGGGCCTGTACCGCCGACATAACCTTTAACGTCCGTTCCAGCACCGCCATGGTGGTGCCTACGGGAGCCTGCGAAGACATATCGGAAATCTTCAGGTCCGCTATGCTCGCAGCCCTCCGCGCTTCCTCAACAATACCCGTTAATAAAGTAGCAAGTACAGCACTCGGTTCTTTATAAGGAAGTGGAACGATGTTGTCCTTCACCATCCCACTCGGAACATCTACATCCCTCCATTCACCCGGTTTAATAGGGGTGTCATCACCTTTAATGCGAAGGCCCCTAGCCTTGAGTCCGCCGGGTAAATTCGAAAGAGTACCGGCGTCAACAAGTTGGCGCAGTATCGAAGTGGCTGAACGAGCAAAGCCACCAATAAGGTGAATAAGCCCAAAACAATAAAAGCCAAAACCCGGAACGTAGCCGTAATGTACGAAATGATTTCGTCTCTGTTTAGTTTCATCGCCTTCTTCCCAGTTGCGATACACGGATAACACTTTGCGGTTATCGAGGCATAGGGTTACAACATACGGAAGTTCTATCCCCGTAGCTTTTCCATGTTCATCTTTATGCTCATACCCTTTAATATCGAGATTGCAATGAATCTCATATAACGTGAAACGCTCATCGTTTAATGATTTGCTTCCCGTCAACTTGTCTTTTTTCTTTTCTATCTCCGTTGGAATGACGCGGGCTTCGCCAAGCTCCATATCAACGTAGAAGCCAGCCTTTTGAAGTTTAACTACGTCATTCTTAAATTTCCGCATCCTATGCGTGATACGCGGAGAGCTTTCGAGGGTTGAAGCTCCATAAGGAACTATTAAATCTTCAGCAGGTACGAACATAGCGATCTGCCGGTCAAGCGAAGGATCGAAGTAAACCTTTTTAAATGCTGACCCCGCTATGGGTAAAGCCCAAAGCAAACGTTCATGTTCCGGTCTGTACTCCGGCATACAGTCCGTCAACTCGTGGTTCATATCCTCCGCAACACGCTTTGCAGCTTCTTCTTTTTCTTTGGTAACTTTTCCAAGTACCTTTGCCTTAACAGGGCCAGACGCAGGAAAGGTCTCCATAATCGTCTCGCTCTGGAATTTGACAACTGCTTCCGAGAGAATCGGGTGGTATACACCGCACGCTCCAATCCAAGGCGTGTTCCGCTCTTCAAAGCGAAGCCCTAGTAATTCCAACCCCTTATTATAGGTATCTTCCCATTCGCGTCGGCTGTTTAAATCTTCAAGAACATCAGCAAGCAAGTCGTTGCTGATCGCATCCAGTTCACGCGAATCAATCTTCCCTTCTTCAGCAAGGTTTTCCGAAAACTTGTCGCCCGCTTCTTCTCGCGTTTCAGGTTCTTCATCCTGTCCAGCTATTACAACCGTGATCGGTCCTTCGGAAGCAAGAATCGGAAGAATCCCTCCGCTCCCGTTACCCGGCCCAGTAGCTTTGTCTATGTTTGTAGCCATGATCAGACCTTATGGATAATTTTTAACTACGATACTGGGAACAGGAACGGACGCAGTATTAACCGCCAAATAAAGCACCGCTTCACCACCACGAACCGAAGCAACTTGCTGGTTTAAGGCAGTAAGAGCATCTGCGGGGGTATCACAAAAAGTATAAGTAAAAGTACCAACAGGATCGGCGTTGTTGAACACCAATATATATGGTTTAAATCTAGCATCTGTTATACCGTTCATATCAATCCTTCACTGTAAATCCCAACCTGCGAAGACCAACTTCAATCAGCATTGCGGAATCTTCCAAGGTATTGTCAGTAGCGCTAAATGCCGATCCCCATCCATTCTCCGTGGTGTGATATACGATACCTACTCGACTTAGGTCCCCGTTTTTAGCTCTTTTTAACGTCCGTTCAAGCAAAGCCACGGCATCAGAGTTTACTTTTTTCTTTTCAACCAAACTGACTATTTTCTTTTTATCTTTGTCCATTAGTAGTAATCCGCCTTCCTGTTTAACATCACCCGGCTCATGATCTCGTCTTCGTAGTAGTCGTTGTCTAAAGTTAAAAACCCACCCTCACGAAAGCGCATCACTGCCTGTGTCATGCTGTCTACATAGTCGTCGTTCGCCGCCCCTCCGGGGAAGCCAGCCACTTCGTCCTTGACCTCTTCCGCCCATCTTGTGAGCGGTGCCCAGACCATGCCGGAGCGGAAGATATCTGAAACCGAATTTACCCGCGCGATCTTATCCTGCCCCTTGCTTGGCGTATATTCGGCTACGGGTATGCCCATCCTGCGAAATTCCTGAAACAGCGGAGTACCCGCTGCTTTTTTTTCAACTATGAACGTGTCGGGCTTCCACGTTTTATAGGCTTCCATCGCCATTTGTTTAAGTTCAGGAAACTCCCATCTATCTTTGAATGCGTCCAACAAGATCAATGCCGGTGTCTCCTTTCCCT